TCGGAGGAAATAACAGATATTAATGAAATTAATACAGCATTTACAACTAGTAATTGTGAAAAGAATTGGGTATTTACTGAATATAATAACGAGACACATATTATTTATAAATGGCATCCTCTTCAATTGTGTAAATTAGACAAAAAGGATAATTTAATACGACTTGTAAAAGAAATTGAAATGCCGGAATTTTTCTCTCTTTCGCGTGGTTCAACCTGTGGCTCAAAATATGAAGATGAGATATGGTTTGTTGTTCATATTGTATCGTATGAACAACCGCGACATTATTATCATTGTTTAGTTGTCCTTGATAATAATATGAAATTAAAGAGATATTCAGCCCCTTTTAAATTTAAAGGAGAACCTATTGAATATTGTATTGGTTTACTTGTGGAAGAAGACCGTGTTATAATGACATATAGTTGTTGGGATAGAACCACGCAACTTGCAATTTATGACAAGACATATATAAATGATTTGTTGAAATATTCCTAAAAATCCTAAGGGATAGGCAAAGGACGCTGATGTTTTTCGATAGTCAATGGCTCTGGAACAAATACAACTGATTTTTCATATAAATTCGCAGAATTCAATTGTCTTAATTGAGGAACTAATGTTGGTGGAGAATTATTAATCAAATTTGTCGAATTAATACCAAATAAAAAGGTTTCAATATCAGCAGCGTTGTTGGACATTGTATTCCAAGGCATTTGTCCTGGATTCAAGCCATTACCTGCTAAACAAGTATTATATGCTTCTCCATATTGAGAATTCGCATATAATGTGTATTGTGCATTTTGCGAATATTGTTTTTGTTCTAAACAATAATTTCCATAAGTATTTTTATTACGAGTAGATGCCATTTAATACTACTTTATATTATATTTTCCAACAATTCAACTGTTTTGTCAGAAATATTTCCGGTTTCTAAGAATTCACAAACACACGTATGAGTTTTCTCCATATAACCAAAAGAATATAAAAACACCATTCCGATTTCGGCATTTTCTGAGATAATTCTGGACGCCAATTGTTTCATGCATTTCAACATACGTTCATTATGTTTTAATGTGTGAAATAAAATGGTCAATGAATTATTGATAATTTCTTCATTGAATTCTTGTATTCCAAAAATATTCAATAAATCTTGTCTATATGGTTCATCATCTTCATCTGCATCGCTATAAGTGCATACATATTTTGTATTATAGTTTTCCATAATATGTATTATATGTATTATATGTATTATAATTATGTTACATACAACGCTTTAGTTGCAATATATTTTTCCATTCATTAGATTCGACTATTTTTTTATAACAATCATTTTTTCCGTGAATGCCAAAGGTATCAAACGAAGTTATATTGTTATCACATTCACTGCTTTCATAAGAAAACAAAGAAGCAATTTCTAGAGGCGCATATTTTATTCCATTATTTAAAAAAATATTGCGATAAGTAATACATACCAAATGGTCTTCATTAAAACCGTGTATCGGACAATATTTCTGACAAATTTCAAGAAATCGTTTACTTCTTAAAGAAAATCCACCATTTCCAACTCTTATGCCATTATAGTGTGCAATGTTTTTCCAAGGAGCACCAATGTAATCATATTTAAGAAAACTGTCATCATATTTATCTATGTTTGTAACAAACCCATCACTTTGAACAATCAACACATATTTTGTATCAACATAACTATTTAATTCTCTAATAATAAAATCACTATATTCTCCATAAGACAAATTTTTAATTTTTACATATTCTATATCATCCAACACTTCTATTGGTTTAATAGGACTGAGTATTTTTATTTTTCCAAAATTTATGTGTTTTTTACTATAACATAGTGAACGTAAATGTTCCAAAAACATATTTGTATCATCTGTTCCGGAGATAGTTAACAATGTAATATCTAACAAATCAATCATTTATTACATTGTCTGAAAAAAAAATAACACAATAAACCCACTTTCTTAAGATGAATACTTATTTCATAAAAGAGTCATCACGCGTTAATTCTCTGGATGGAACGCCTCCACGGATCCATCCCTGTGAAGCAACACCTTCCACAGAATATGCTGGATTAGACATTCTCTCTTTTACACTAGAGAGAAGAGGTGTAGAATGATATGAAATATAACTTTTTTCACTCAAATTATTCACACTTTTCTTATTAATCATTTGTTCGCCTTGTTGAACTTGCGATTCAATGACAGGATTCACATAACCACGTCCTAAATAAGGAACTGTTGCAAATGGACGGTGAAATAAATCAATTTTGGATTTTGGATGTGTTTGTATTGTTCCTATTTGTAAATTAGAACTATCATTAATATTGCAACCTCCAGCACCGACTTGATAACCTCCATTATACATTATTCCAGGCTGAGAAGTCGCCAATTCACGCGGTTTTTTCATTGAACAATCTGAAGCGAAATAATTTTGAAGCATATAATTACTATATCCGACATTTTGTAAATCATCTTGAGATTGACAACATGAATCCATTCCTATTCTTGACATATTATCAAAAGTATATCCATAAACATTCGCCATTTATATATATTATACATTATTTTCTACTAAATATTTGGATAAACACTTGAGAAACTATTAATAAAGGGTATATCTATAACTATCCTTAACTCTAGTAATTGCACCTTCAGGCGTACTTTCTTTAGCGGAGAATTTCAAATCTCCATATAAAAAATTTGCAAAAGCGGTTTGGTCATTTGATACACGAGTGTTTGCAGTACTGAAGAATGCACGATTTGATTGATCTAAATAGAATTTATCTGTTAAATCACTAAACAATTGTTTATTTGTGTTATCAATGCCAGGATTCATCATTTGAACTGACCGTTTCACATTTGTAGTAATATCTTCTTCAATAGATGGATTAAAAGATGGCGGAGCTGCATTACGGTTTGGATCATCTAGTATTTCAGTTAACAATACATTTGAAAATGGGTTTTTTTTATTGCCCTCTTTAAATTCATTTCTTGCAAAAGATTGTAATGTTTCAGGATTTACAATTGAATCATTTTCTCCACAAGTATTTCCTATACAAGTTGATTTATATACTTGTGGTTGAGAGAATCCTTCTTTTTTTCCTTTTTGTTGATGCACTAGAAAAATAATAAACAATGTTGCTATACTTATAAAAATCAATTTCAGAGACAAGGTTATTAAATAACCAACAATTGTTAATAATATAATCAATCTTGAGATGGAATTCATTTGTCTGTTATACGACATCTTAGATGTTGGAAATAATTCAAATACATATGTTTTATTAAATAATACTGATGGTTCATTTACCCAAAATGGAACTGTCATATATATAATATTTGACAATTTATTTTTTATGTTTTTTCTCTCGTGCTATTTTTACTGGTTTGTCTACCTCATTAAATATCTTTTCTAATTCTGCATCAGTTAAAGCATCCATATGTTTTTGTTGTGTTGTTTGTTGTGTTGTTTGTTCTGTTGATTGATGTGTTGTTTTCGGTTTTTTTGTTGAGGAGGGCATAGGTGTCGGTGGTCTTGTCGGTGCGGTTGGTCTTGGTGGTCCCATCCTTTGTTTAATAGAGTCTTGTCCTGGCATTCCCATTTTCCCCAACATTGAATGAAGGTTATCCATTCCAGGCATATGTTTCATTTTGCTCATTAAATCTCCGACTTCACTCATCAATTCTTTTTCATTAATATCACCGTCTTTTAATTTCACATCTAATCTGTCGCTAACATTTTTCACCAATCCCATTAATTTACCTGGATTTTTGAATAATTTTTGAAAAACATCATTCATATCAGTCACGTTTTCCATATCAAGATTAAGGTCTCCCGCTGTTTCTTCTGCAATTTCTTTTGCCAAGTTGCCTAATTTTCCTCCAAGTAATCCGGCAATGTTTTCATCCATCTCTGACTCTGATGAGAATGTTGCTGATGCCGATGTCGATGCCGATGCCGAGTTACTTTGAAAATATTCCTGTATTTGTCCGAGGGTTTCTTCTAATTTCTCCTTAAACTCGTCTTCATTTACCTGTATATTATTGAAATCTGGTTTTACCATTCCTGTAATTGTAAATAAAATCAATTGTAAATATTTCCACATTGTTTCTCGCGTTTGTTCTGTTATGTCACATTGCCATAATGATTTAAAATAAACGTGTGGTAAAAATTCAGTGTCTATCTCACTGTCTTCTTTAAATATATCTTCATTTTTATATAAAAAATCGAAAAATCTAGGAGGGTATTTTTTCGAACAAAATTGAAATATATATTCATCGCTTGTTTTGTTTGATTTTTCAATGGCATTGTTTCTCTCTTCCAAATTTTGAATATACTGAAAACAATGAACAGGTTTTCTCCATTTTTCAATAAATGGTATGTATTCAGGAAAGGTGGTATAAAGGTCTTTAATAAAATCATTCAAAATTTTAGAAAATTCTGGAGGAACGGATGATACTGACATTTAATATAAAGAATGTTCTTTATTTATATTAAAATAACGAAATACTTATATTTCACATAAAGCCGCTAATTTTGTCAAATTTTGAATATATTTTATAGATTTTAGTTTGTTTTGTTCACTCATATTTTTAATAGGTTGTCTAAATCTATCAATCGACTCTATTATTTTATCTGAATTATTTGCATTTATAAAATCACCTGAATAATCTTTATTTATAAAGAAATCCAAATTACCTGCTTCAATTTCCGACTTGTATTTTCCAACAACATAAGCATTCCATATTTTCACAATCATTTTTGGGTTTGCTTTACGAACTAACATTAATGAATTTTTTGAAACAAGCAAATCATGATCGTCAGGAAAAATTTCTTGAATATCATTCACAAATTCAAAAAAATGGTCATTAAATGCGGTTAAGATTGACATTATATTAGTAAATAGTAATTCAATTCTTTTAATATATTTAGTAAAAAATATAATATGTCTATTATTTATAATGAATTGGCTTGTTGCTCTTTATCTCGCATTATTGTTTTTCCTATTGACTCCGAATGTCTTGGTAAGGTTGCCTCCTAATGGAAATAAGATGACTGTTGCTGCAACACACGCTCTCATATTTGCTGTAATTGTCTATTTGACGTGTAATATGGTGTGGAAATTATCAATGAGAATGGGAATATATGAAGGTATGGCGACGGCGACGCAAAAGCCTAAAAAGAAGTAAATCTTTGCCGGATTAACTTAATGTTTTGCATTACGAAATTCTTGTTCTCTCTGTTGTTGCAATTTTTCAACTGTTACATCAGATGATAATTTATTTGAATTTTTATATTCTTGCTCATCTTGTGGAGTAGAAATATTATCACTATAATACAAATCTACATAATTATGCATTTGTCGAATGCCTCCAGATCCTTTCGCAGATAAATCATCCGTATTCATATCTAGAAAGCTATAGTGATCAGATACAATTCCACCAAACATGCCATTTCCACCTAATGAAAAGGATGATGGTTCTAAATTATTCATGGTTGCCGTTTTTACATTCGTTTCTTGAACCGGTTTAAAATGTTGTAATATAGACTCTCCATACAACACTTTATAACCTTGAGTTAATAATAACAATGCAGGAACACGATTGATGTTTTCAGGCATAATAATTTTTTGCCCATTTTCTAGAATGATATAAACCTTATTATTTGTATCCTTCATTCTTTTATCAATGCAAATAAAATGTATGTCTTTTGTTAGTGTCTTCTTGGTAATGCTTTGTAACAGAGATTTAGAATGTTCACAATAATTGCTATAATACAAAATAGAACTCATCTTATTTTATCTAAAGTTAATTGATACGATTTTTTAACTTATTAATAAATAGATCCAGACATTAAAGAATTAAATGGGTAAATGATATGCTAAACAGTTGTCAGTGTAAAATGCAAATATAAAATAAGAGAGAATTATTATAATAAATAAAAATTGATTTGAAATAATATTAAATATATTCTTTAACTATAATTAATCATGAACCCCAAAATTGAAAATATTGAACAAAGTAATAATGTCATGCGATTTAGATTAAGCGGTGTAAATGTAAGTTTATCAAATGCGTTGCGAAGAACTATTATTTCTGATATACCTACAGTTGTATTTAAAACATCGCCTTATGAAGAAAATAAAGCAACTATTATTTCAAATACTTCTC